TAGCGGGTTATTTGCCCAAGATGTATTAGAACCATCAGTTGTTAAATACTTACCCGCGTTGCCTGTTTGTGTAGGCGCAAGTGCGTTAAAGCCCGCATTGGCGGTAGTTTGTCCAGTACCATCAAAGTTACCGGGTACGGTGCTTAAACTGATTGTTGAACCAGTAACAACGATTGGCGCTTGACCAATGTATTGAATCGTACCAACTGGGCCAACCAATTCGGTTGTGCCATCAGTAAATGTGAATTCAAGATAAAGCGCGTTATCAATTTCAACGGCAGTAACATCCGCTACGCCCCGACCCGCTACACCGCGGCTAATCGCAATTTGCTGAATTGGTACGGGTGTAACTTCTAACAGAACATTGTTTTCGTTCTGTACGGTAACTTTAATATTTGACATGATTTCCCCTTAAACAACAACAACACCATCCGAACGAACCAAGAACATTAAAAAGATAATGTTATCTTGTGCGGGTGTAGGTGTGTTGGCGGGAAAACTAATCTTGATGCGCCCTGTAAAACAAACGGGGTCAACGGCATCAATATCTAATTCGGGGTCGGTTGTAATCAAACTCCAAGCAGAATCATCAATAACCAAAGTAAAAGAACCTTGGGCATCTACTTGGTTTGTAATTGTCAAACTGATTGGCGTAGGCGTAGGCGTGTAGTTGGCTACATCAAACGATAAACCGTTACGCGTATCAATCAAATTGGAAACTGTACGGCGAACAATTGACGCGGTGATTGTTGTGCCTGTTAAATCAACGGGTGCGCCATCAGAAGTCATTTGCAGATTCCAATAGGTTCGTTGGTTATAGACAAGTTCACCAGTAATCAAGGGGTTATCAAACCCGCTTACTTGCGTGATTACATTTTTAGAAAATAGCGCCATCTTAGCGTTCCCTATACATAGGTAAAACATCCGCGTACCCGCGGGCGGTGGTGTCTTGTCTTATTCTTATCTTATCAAGATTGTCTAATTAAATCAATGAAATGCCATAAATCTTCATTGTCATAAGTACCCGCAGGTTTGTTAGGCGACCATGATGGATTACCTACCAAAAGTTCTGTTAGGTTGTCACCCTCAATCATATATTGTTGGGCAACTTGGTCTGTCAAAAGTTCGCCATTGGCATCGGTTTTGGCAACACTAGCGCGAACCCAAGAATTAGGCGATTCTTCAACAAGTACGATTGTTTCGTAAATGATTTGTGCGGGAATGTCAATTTGTCTTGGCATCATAAAACCTTTGTTTTTAATAATTCAATTTCTGCTTTTAACAAGTCAATTTGCTGTTGCAAATATTGCGTGTATTTCACATTCATTGCAAAAATGCTTTGATAGTTGACCGCCTTGATTGAGTCAGGGTCATTATGGTTTGTTAAGTTTACTAAATAGTTGGATACGGTTTCTGCGCTTTGCGCTGTTGTGCCGTGTTCAATGTAATCATCAGGCTTGTAATCTCGTTTGTCATTGCGTTTGTACTTGGCAATTTTGATAGCGGGAATAATTGTTTTGTAATCTTCATTATCAAAATCAATATCGTATTTCAAACGCTCATCAGAAGTTGTATCAAAAGTTAGTCGGTCACTACCATTGCCAGTAACAGTTATACCTGTTCCACCAGTAAAAAAAGCAAACGTATTGGCAAAACCTGTACCGCTAGATGGCGACAAGCCAAAGTTATTTGTAGAAGCCGACCATGTGCCATCACCACGCAAAAATGTTGTAGTGTTAGCCGTTCCCGTTCCAAGCCTTGCAGTAGAAATTACACCTGAAGTAATGTCGCTTGCGGCTACTGATAATGAACCACCAAGAGTAATTGTTCCTGATGTAGTAATCGGGCCACCAGTTAAAGTAATTCCTGAAACCGTGCCGCTTGTAGCAACAGAAGTAACCGTACCACTTCCACCACCACCGCCCGCGGGTACTGCCCAAGTACCGTCATTACGCAAAAATGTTGTAGTGCTTCCAGTTGGTGCGGGATAAGTGTAAATTCCCCATTGCAATCCACCTGATATAGCCGCGCCAATAGGTGTAACACCATTGCCATTAAGAATAGCGCCGATGCCTGAACTTTCAAAGTAGCCGCCTACCTCATCGCCTTTACCAATAACGCCATATCCTTTAGCACCAAATTTGTTTTTACCTTCACCAAGAACACCAACATTGTAGGCAATGGGTTTAACAGAAAGGTTGGGCGAAGCGTTAGCGTATCCATAAGAACCTACACGCATTGCATCCGTTGTTGGCGTTGTAATGGCTTCAGCGTATGAAGAATAATCCATGTAATAAACAACGCCATTAACAATAATTGTTTGCGTTGTTAATGTTTGACCTTTAAATGTTGCATCGCCATCGGTGTTAATGTCAGCACGGAAAATGCCGTTGTTAAAAAACACATCACCTGTTGCTTGCTGAATGTAATAACCCGCAGTTCCATAAGTTGCGGGCGTACCGTATGTGGGTGGTGTTGAACCATTCCAGTTGTCAGAACGAATGTCTTGAAAAATACTTGCCGCTACTGGGCCTGTCCATGCCGTTGTTCCCGCCGCTACGCCATCTACAGTAACGGCGTTGCTGTTGTATCGACCTTGGATGTACCACATCACTTGACCAACAGAAACCGCGGGGGCAGTTAATGACCATCCGCTAGGGGCTGTAGCGCCCGTTGTAGGCGTTGTAAATGTTGGGGTTGCGCTTGATTGGCTTTGTACTTTATAAGCCGTTAGAGCCGTTAGACCATTTTCACCCGCAGGGCCAGTTGCGCCCGTTGGCGACCAAACAAATGCAGAACTGTTAGAACTTTTCTGCGATGTAGCAATTTCATTACCTACTGTGTAAGTAAAGTAAAAAGTTCCCGCGGGCAATACTTGATTTGCAAATAAGTAATTAGTGCCATTTGTTACGGGCGTATTGTTAGGCGAAACCGCAGTATTAAGAACTTTCCACGATAACGCATCAGACGGCGTAGATGTATAAAACAAAGTGCCAAAAGTAACGCGCCCCGTTGCGGGTATTGATATTTGCACATCAAAACTAGGCACGGCATCCGATGGGCGTGATGCTGTAACCGTAGGTGCTGTTAATGCTGAAAAGTAAACGGGCGATGCCAAGTTACTATTTGGAACGGGCGTAAATTGCGTTATGTCTTGGTCATCATAAACTTGTGCGTTGTATTCGCTAAGTTCTAAACGCGCACCTAAATTTCCATCAGGCAATGACGCTTCATTAACTTTCATCACGCGGAAAAGTTTTGCGTTCCAACCGTAATCAGAATTGGTAACGCTAACAACATCCCCCGCATCAACTTGGATGCCGTAGTAGGTTGTGCTGAAACCTACAATCAAATCTTCCCGTGCTTGTTCTAACAAACGGTTTGCAAGGTAATGCGCTTGCACCGAATCGTTAACCAAGTCATAAGTAATTGAATACTTGTTAACGGGTTCGTTGGGATACAGTAAACCGCTAGGTGTTTCAATGTTAATAAATGCGGCTTGGTCGCGGTTTTCTTTAAACGGAAATCGCGCTTCAATTTGGTTAATTGAACTTGTAATGTCAGTTGCGCTAACTCGAATTTCACCAATGATGTTGTCATCATCAAACGCATACGATGCGGTTTCGGCTTTGTTTACCACTACCGACCATTGACCCAATGCGGCGTTATATGTCATCCATGAATCGCACGATGACATGATGCGGTCAATATTAGAAAGAACCGATTGCCCCGCATCTAACACGCCATTGATACGGTAACGCGGTTGCGTAGATGGTACGCCACTACTGTTTGTAAATGTTATTAGTTGGTCGCCGTAAGTGTTTAACGCTGTTGCGCTTGCGCTATTAACAAACGCCGCATCTACTGCACCGCCGTAAACTGTATTGGTAATGTAGTCATACCAAACATCACCCGCTTTGGCTACGCCCGTTCCGTTAAGTGTATGGGCTACCTTAAATGTAATTGGTTGCAGTTGGGTTGTATCGGCATCGCGGTTGTAAACAAGTTTGACAATAGCAAAGCCCAAACCATTCATTTGGCGTGTGCCTGTCCATCGTTGTGCAACGGCAATATCAGAACCACCCATTACGGTGCTAGGTGCTGATGCGCCGTTTGCGGATGTGATTGTGCCGCCCGCTGTAGATGTATAAAGATTGATGTAAAGGTTGCCGCTAATCTTTGTATCTACATTTCCCGCTTCATCAGTTAGGCTAACAACTTTGGTTAAATCTGTACCATCAAAAGTTACTTTTCTATCGCCGTAGTACATATCGGCGGTATCAAAAGTAAATTGACCATTTGGGCTAATACTAGAAATAGCCAACACATAGTACATTGTCTTTTGGTCGGTTGTCAGCACCGCATCAACAAATGTGCCGCCCATATAGGCATCGCCATAAACAATAGGAATGGCATTAACGCCGCTTGGCGGTACTTGTTGCCTTACGCCCATGTCTTGTTGTTGTTCGGGGTTATCCGCAAACACACGGGTAACAACATAAGAAATGGCAAAGTTAACGGCAAAGGTTGCCATTGCTGTTGAAAAGCCAACTAATTCTAAGCCCGCAATTAAAGTTGCAACCATTTTTATTCCCTAACAAAAGTTGCGCCAAGGGCTTTGTATCCCCTGCGCGTGTAATCAATCAATGGCCCATTAGCCGAAATTGATGTACAAACAATATCTACTTCACCAATCTTTAGCATTGATTGTGCGCGTTCATCAAACGCTTTCCAAAGCCTACCGCCAACCGTACCATTGCGATGTTCAGGTTCAACCCACCACAATAATTCGTTTAACTCTTTTACTTTTGGCGACCAAATGTTAGAAGTTTTGTAAGCCACAATCGCGCCGCGCAAATGCGAATCCACAAAGATGAAGCCACGCCCTTGAATGATGCTAAACAATAGTTCTTCAACATAGCGGGGAAAGTGATTACACGGTTCACCAAGTTTTTTAATTGGGTTTTCATAGGCGTATGCCTCCACGATTTCTAACAGTCTAGGTATGTCGTATCTTGTCGCCTGTCTTATCATGGTGCATCGCCACCCGCTGAATTTTCCATTGTTACTGTAGTTTCGCTTGCTTGTGTTTGTGTTTTTGGTGGTGAACCAAAATCAAAGAATGTATTAGAAATTTCACTTACGCGGTTCATTGATGTATCGCCCGCATAAATAAATTGCCAATTGTTTTGATTAGTTTTCACGCCCGACAATCTGTTTTCCAAAATGCGGCGCATCGATGAACAAGAAATAGAACAAGTTGCAATGCGTGTACGCGCTTCAGAATTAAAATCTTCAGTAATTGAAACGCTGTTAATGATGCCTTGGTAGCGTTTGAAAAACTGTGTTGTAGGCGTTGTAATGATTTGATTGTTTGAATCAAAGAAACCGCGCCATACTTCTACCAATGAACCTTTAATATCATTGCTAAGAATCAATGCAACATTACTAGGATTGATGCCTGTCAATTGAATTGTCATGTCATCCGATGTTGCCTTAATGTCGCGTTGAACATCGCCAACCGAAAGTAAAGCACCAAGGTTTGCAAATGTAATACCACCAACCGTAATAGGTGCGGCGGCGTTACAGAATGTGTACACCGTTCCCGCAGTACCAACGGTTAGTTTTACAAACTCCGCATGGTTAATTTGTGAGCCTGTTACGGCGTTAATTGTTGTCATGTTATGTACTCACGGAAAATAAACGGGGCATCCCATTGAACAAACGCGCCATCCGTCATGGGGTTAAGTGTATATGTTGGGCATGATTCTGCAACTACTGTAAATGTGCAAGCATTACCCAAGTAAACAGTTGTACCCGATGATGGCGAACCAATCAACGGTCGATTGATGCCTACTGATGAACCCGCGCTATCGGCGGTCACTTTGTAGGTGTAACCGTTAATCATAATAAAGTCGCCCGCTTTAAATGTTCCGTTAGAAGTTAAAGCAAGTGTTTGCGTATTAGCCGCGGGCGTACCATTTAGCGTAGCCGCTGTAGCCGTGCCGCGCATTTCAGTAAACCAAGAAAGGTTAGAACTATTGAAAGTAATAGTTTCGGGCAATTGCCTATCAAGGTTATCGATTGTTTGGATTACATCCCGAACTTGCGGATAGTACAAATAGTTGTGCGGCGTTACTGTAAAAACCCAAGGCACGGCGGTTAAGTATTGCGCAACGGTGATATAGCCCGAACGCGCAACTTGTTGCCCAACCATACGGCGATTGTTCACCGTCATGGATTGCTGAATGTTAAAGATGGTTTGGAAACTCATGCCCGACCCCTATTCACCGCCAACGATTTGTTAGCGTACTGATTTGCCGCCCAAATCGCATTAGAACTACCGTATAGGCGTTCTTCAAACGATTTAGTATCAATGGCGTTAATGTAGTTGTTTGTGACCATCGTAGTGCCTCCCGCGCCCGCTAAAGCATGGTTAGGAATTACTGTACCCGATGAACGGGGAACAAACAGTTCAGGCCCGCGTTCGCCAACAACATAAGGCGTATTGGCATTAGCAGAACCACCATCGGCTAAGAACCCGCCAAGGTCTTGATTGCCGTATGCGTTGCCAGTACCAAAACCACCGCTTGCATACATACCAAACAACGATTTAAACAAACCCGTTGCTGATGCGCGTAATTGAATGGCAATCAAATCTTGAATGATGCTACGCGCCAAAGATTTAAACGATAACTTGCCCGTGCGAACAAAGTTATCTAACGCGCTTTCCATGTTGCCCATTACGGATTGAAAAGCCTTTGCACCGTTTTCTAATTCTGTTGGCAAGTCGCGGAAAAACTTAGCGCCTTCTTTAAAGAATCCTTGTTCGCCAGTTCCTTCGCGTTGCGCTTTAACCGCTTGATTTTGTGCGCGTAGATAGCGTTCGGTTGCATCGGCTAATGCGTTTTCTTGTGAAATTAAATGCGTTTTTGATTCTTCATCCAAAATATTGTTTTGCTGTATTTCTTTAATGTTTTGTAATCTTTTTTCTTCGGCTAAATACAAATCTTTTGTTAACTGTATATCTTCAGAACGCATATCCGCGTTCATTTTTTCAATAAACAAAATATCGTTTTGAATTTTTAAGGCTTGTTCACCCGCACGAATTTGAGCAAGGGCATTTTGATATGCCATTACTTCTTTGTATTCCATGCTTGTGCGAACTTTATCTACATGGACAAGTTCATTTCTATATTTTTCTAATAACCGTAATCTTTCGCGTTCCGCGGCTTCTGCTAATCGTTTGCGTTCTTTTTCAGCGGCATCAGTTACGGGGCGACCTCCACCACTTGCAGGGGCAGAACCTTTTTTCCCTAACAACGCATCAATAGAATTACCGTATTGGCTTTCGCCCATTACTTGTGAATAAAAGGCATCCCGTTTTTGTCTTGCAATTATTCCCGCAATTTCGTTACGGGTCATTAGCCCCGTAGTTTCCGATTCGGTGTTTGGCATCAATGATTTAAAGATTGATACCGTAGTTTGAAATTGCGTTACGATGCCTTGCAAAACAAGCGCAACATCTGCGGCTGTAATTGCAATTGTTTGAAATACTGTTTTAAATACTTGACCTAAGATATTGGTTTCGCCCGCCAATTCTTTGATGTAATCAATACTTGCTTTTAATACTGGCCCAAGTTGTACCGCCAATGTTGTCATTACATCGCGGGATGCTTGCGCCATCAAATCGTAAGTATCTGCGGCGGCTTTAATTGCTTTTTCTTGTTCTTGAATTAGCGGATTTGCTTGCGACATTTTGTCGGCAAACCCAACCATATCAACACCCTTGGCGGCTTTGGAAAAGATTTCCATTGCTTGCGCGTTACGCGTAATTGGGTCTTGAACTTCTGCTAAGTTAGCAACCAGTTTATTTAGCAATTCTTCTTGGGAAAGTTTGCCTAAATCTTTTAAAGTAACGCCTAAAGCCGCCGCTGTTTTTTGCGCCTTTTCTGAACCGCCCGCGGCTTCGTCAATAAACTTGGCAAACGCCGATAGCATCTTGCCCGCGTTATCCGCTTTGCCGCCTGAATTAGCAAGGGCGTTAGATAACTGTAAAACCGTGCTTATGGCTACTTCGTTTGCTTCGGCTACATCGGCTAGTTCATCG